TTTAGTAACTTTAATCCCAATAAATATCCAACAGCTATGAATAGCACCCCACTATCTCCACAAGAACAAGCAGAAGCCGTAGCAGATTTACTTTTAAAATTAGACAGAAAAAGCAAGCTTGGGGCTATTGTTTGGGGTAATCACGAGGGTTTTTCAGAAGTTGCTGGATTATCTTTTTACAGAAGTTTTTGCCGTGAAATTAGTTGCCCTATTTATGAGGATGGTGGAGGGGTAATGAACCTTATGGTTGGTGGGGTTCACTATAGAGGTGGCATACGACATTCTTATCCATTTAGTAGCACGCTAAATCCCACAAACTCACCCAAGCGTTTAATAGATAAATCCAAGCAGTTAGATTTTGGGTTTGTTGGGCATACGCATAGGGCATCGGCTGAAATGTATCACGTTGGAGGAGAAGAAAAGGTTGCAATCGTTGGGGGTACTTATTTATTAAACGACTCCTTTGGCAATAAATGGGGACATCAGGGTGGCCCTGGTGGTTTTACCGTTATGTTTTACCCAGACCAAAAAAGGATGCAAATATATCGTGATCCTGTTATCGCAAAAGAAGTAATGCGAGGGTTAATCCAGGAGCATTATATGAACAACGATGATCTTGACCCATATAGTGAAATGATTAAAAGGTTAGATGAAAGAAGGGGGGGCTGAAAATGGAGCGAGATAAGGGGATTGATTGGGACAAAGAAATAGCCAGTATAGAAGAAGAATACCGAAAAGGACTGTGGAGCGCACTGGCAAGGCGAAGCCAAGAACTTAACCGCGAGCTTGTACTTGAGGAGGGGATAGACCCCATGTGTGACGAGATACTTGACCGTATAGCGTGCGAGATGGCTCGCATAGACCCGGAGGGATATCAAGCAATGATTGACCACGAAGGTTATTGGAGATTTACAGGAAGCTACCCTGTGTTTGTTTGGGGAGAGGACAACTTACCAGATGAAGGAAAATAAACCTGTTTGGCTAGGTGAAAGCGTAAGCCAAGCTGGAGTCATTCAAAAACGCATTGAATATTATGAGGGCCATGTTCCCAAAAGTAAGTTTCCCCAGGGCGCTAAGGTTGTATATGGCAACGGTCTAACGGGACATGAAACTGAAGTTCACACCCAGTCGATAACCCCAGTAGTAACAATAACTGTTTATGAAGGAGAGAAGCCAACCCGATAATTTCAGGGGTGAAATAGCACCTGTTATTTTTAGGGGTGTTGAGTATCAAGCCAATTTTGTTTTTGACCAGTTTTTTGAGAACTTGCCGGAAAGTGAGCTATATGACGGTATGGTAGTAGGACACAATAGCAGCTTCATGTTACCTAATGACCAAGGGTTCAAACCACCAAAGCAATTATTAGTTTGGGAACAGGGCGGCGTTACCGCCATGACAGAAAAGCGCTACAAAGAAAAATATATTAAGTGAGCTTCAAAATTGCTTGTTGACACAGGTATATAAAAAGGTTATAAATAGTTAAGAATGATAAAAAATACCGAAGAATATATAACTGTTAAAGACGCGGCTCAACTTTTAAGGGTAACTTCACAAACCGTTAAAAAGTATATAAAAAGGGGAATACTAGAGGGCCGGAAGTTTCCTGACAACAAAATGGGTCGCTGGTATATAAACAAGTTAAGTATTCCGACTTTTTTAAGAAGCGGACAAGAAGAGTAGGTTGTTTCGGACTGCCCTTGGTGACCGAAACCAAAGTTTCCTAAACGAAGGGCTGCCCAAAGCAACCTTACACATTAAATAAAAACATGATAATTATAAAAAACAGTAAAGAACTAGCCAAACTTGTAGACGAAAATAAAAACTTAATTCTTCCCGATGATGATGTGCGTATAGAATTTGAACCTTCAAGCGACGAGAAAGGAGAAGATGAAAAAGAAAATACAAATACATAAAAAAAGCTTAAAAGATTACTTTGTTAAAAAAGGAACTTATAAACTAGGTGAAGAAGAAATGGTTAGATGGGTTGATGTGCCGGAATATTTGATTATTGAAAGTAAAAATGCGGATACAAGAGAGATTGAAAAACTGGAGGATACCGAACAGGGGGTAAGGCTTGGGGATTGGTCGTCTACTCAACATTACTTTAATGTGTTGATTGCCAAGATTAACGAAATAATTGACGAGGTAAATAAATGAATAAACTAACCCTAGCCATAGCCACCATAGTCCTACTTTTACTAGCTTTTGTGTTTTTAGTTATTAGTGTTATTTCAACTGCCAACAGGCAAGTGGAGCAAAGCTTGTGGGTTGATAGGATAATAAGGTATGAGCAAACACGCAGCACTAATAATTAAGGGGCGGGTTATCTCCAAAAAGAACAATGTCCGCTACTCCCGTGGCTTCACTTACAAAACTAAAGCATGGCGTGCCTTTGAAAAGGATGTTTTGGCGCAATTAGAGGGCACTAGAGCCCGCTTTAGTGGTAAAGTTGATATCACCTACTACTTTAAGATGAAAGGCCGCTTAGATTCTGATATAGACAATGCAATATCCGCTATTTCTGATCTACTGGAGAAGGCCGGAATTATAGACAATGATAAAAATGTGGTTAGTTTAACAGCAGCAAAAGAAGGTGGACACAAAGAGTGGATAACAGAGGTGGAGATAACAAGTGTTTAAAAACCACTAAAAAAGCCGTTGACAAAAGCCAACGGCTAGTTTAGGATTATGTTATCAATGAATAACGATTCAATTATACCACAGAAAAGCAAGGAAGTACAAGTTTCTTCAGAAGAGTTCACTTCAGAGCAAGCTTTTAATTTAGATACCGAGATAAAACAACTAAAGAATAACCTAAATGGAGGGTTTTTATTGCTTGCGGAGAAATTAAAAACAGTCAGAGATATGCAGTTATACAAAACACTTAATTATGATACTTTTGAGGAATATATAGCCCAACCCGAGTTGTCCTTTAATCGTTCTTCAGTTTTTGAATTTATATCCATTTACGAAAAGTTTGTACTAGAGTTAAAAGTCCAGCCGGCTGGACTAATATTGACGGACTGGTCGAAACTTCAGGTAATAAAACCTTTTGTAAACGAAGAGAACGTTAATGAACTCTTAACTAAAGCAAAAGAACTTTCCAGGAGCGACCTTAGAAAAGAAATCCAAGAAGAAAAGTTTAAGAGCTTGCCTAAACCCGAAGTGCCACAAGATAAGTATGAAGTAATAGTTATAGATCCACCTTGGCCATACGGTACAGTTTATGATCCAGAGTACCGCCGTGTAGGTAATCCATATCCGGAGATGGAACTTGACGAGATAAAAAATAGCACGCTAGGTGAGAAAAATATCTCTGACATATCGGCAGATAATTCTATTGTATGGCTTTGGACTACCCATAAATTTTTACCGCACAGCTTTGATTTATTATCTTCTTGGGGCTATGAATACAAAGCCACGATGGTTTGGGACAAACAAAAAATGGGAATGGGATATTGGCTTCGTATGCAGGCCGAGTTTTGTTTATTGGGGATAAAAGGAAAACCAACATGGTATTTAGAAAACGAGAGAGATGTTTTAGCAATAGCGAGAAAAGAACACTCAAGAAAACCGGACGAGTTTTACGAGATGGTTAAGAAACTATCCCCAGATACCAAGCGTATAGATATATTCAGCCGAGAAAAAAGGGAAGGTTTTGAACAATATGGCAACGAACCGGATAAGTTTTAAGGATCGAAAAACTACCTGTAAGGGTAAGGTTGGCGAAAATATTGTGCGCCAATATCTTGAAAAACGTGGCTGGGTAATTTATGAACCGCAAACCGATTGCGCACATGCATTTGATAAGGTAGCTATTAAAGATAAAAACAAAATGGCGCTTTTAGAAGTTAAAACTAAAGCTAGGCGAAATTTCTATCCCGATACAGGCATAGACATAAGGCATTATATGGAATATAAAACATTATCAGAAAAATACAATTTACCGATATTTTTATTTTTTGTTGATGAAATGATGGCACTAATTTATGGAAACAAACTTAGTTTTTTAGAAGAAAGGGTAAAAACTAACGACGGCATAGAATACCCATTAAAACAAAAAGGAATAATATACTTTCCACTTGAACGAATGAAAAAAATTGCAATTTTAGACGCCAAAACTGTTTTATCTATAAAGAAATTAAATACTAGAAGTTATGAATATCTGGAGACCTGATAGCGGCCGCTTTTGCCACCAATAGGGGTGGTTTCCGAAGAAAAAAGACTAGCTATCCCCAAGTAGTAGGTGCGAAAAAACTAAATTAGTTTTAAAAGCAGTAACTACCTAGCAAGAACCGACCGACCGACGGAAATGTTTTTTTAAAACAGCCCGCGCCGAATATAAAGGCAAGGACAAGGCTAATAAAACAAGTAGTAGTAGATATAGATAATAATATTTCCAGAGGGAGGGAAGGTAGGGCCTAGGGGAGAATGGGGGTATGGGATAAAAGGGTTATATGCGCGCAAAAAAACTAACAACCGAAAAAGAAGTTAAGGAATACATTAAAGAAGTGTTTTTAAGAGGTAATGGAAAAGAAATAGCATCCACACTTAAAAGATATTATGCCTGGAAGAAAAAGAAGCGTGAAGAAGCACAAATTTCGGTGGCAAAGGAAGTTTTTGGTATTGAAAAATAAGTAGAATAGTGATATTCTATAGATATGGGACAGAAAGTATTACCTAAAAAGGAAAGAAACGACAAGTTAATTAAGGATCTTCAATCTGGCAAATATCAAATCTCCGAACTTATAGCTAAATATAAAATATCTCAAGCAAGAATTTATCAAATAAAGGATTCTTATGAGAAAAAGCTGTAGTAAAGCTTAGGCGTAAAGGAATGGGGATTAGGTCAATAGCGGATGCTTTAAAGATTGGTGCAGGAAGTGTTTCATATATTTTAAGAAAACGGAGAGTTAAAGATAAGACAATAGAAGAGGATAATTGGAAAAATTTTAAAAAAAAGATGTCTAAATTACCTCTTGACAAGATATAGAATAGGCTATATCTTAAAAATATGAATGATAAATATTACAAAACAAATGATTTGGCACTTGCCACAGCACTTCAAGTTGTATACGAACCAGCACGTAGCATTGATAAAACAAATAGAAGCCAGCCTGAATTTATATTTAGAAACTCCAAAAAACTACAAGACTACGTTAATAAATTTTGGCGTAAAGAGTTGTTGGTTGATCCACTAAGTTATTCTAATGAGCTTAAAAATATTAAAACAAGAATATATGAATAAAAATGAACCAATGTTTATTACCTGGGGCAGAATATACGCGCTTTGCGGATTATCAAAGCTGGGTACGCCCAAGTTTAATAAAAAGAAATTGCAAAAGCTTATTGAAAAGTTTGACCAGGATTTGATGAACGCAAAAATCGAAGAAGATTATTTTAAACCACAAGCCGTGGATACAAATTCTTTGTCAGAACAAGAGCTACGAGACGAACATGTTTATGGGGAAGTTTTAGAGCAGGAGCTTATGGAGGCACAAGATGAGCAAAACATTATCTAAATACCAAGTTGTTAGAAAAGAAATAGACGACTCTCATTTTTACTGGATTGATGACGAGTTTGTACCGGCTACAACTGAAATACTGGGAGTTGCTGGGCCTGTAGAGTATGGACTTCGTAGCTTTTGGCAAAACAATTCAGCTTCCGACGCCAACACGATAGTTGAACAGGCAAAAGAGTTTGGCAGCTTGGTTCACAACTCCATTGAAAGGCTTCTTTTAGGCGACACCATTAACCTGGAAGCTCTAAGCAGCACCATGCCTTTTTACAAAAAAGACTTTAAAAAACACATGATGAGCTTTTACGACTGGTTTCATGCTTTTAAACCAGACCTTAACAGCATAAAAACCGAACAGGTGGTTGGTAGTAAAAAATACAAATTCGGCGGAACGGTTGATCTTTACTGCAAAAAAGACGGTAAGGCTTGGATTATAGATTTTAAAACTTCAAGCGGAATTTATCTTAGCCACAAAATGCAACTTGCAGCCTACAAAATAGCCTATGAAGAATACACAGGCCAAAAGGTAGATAAGGTGGCGATCCTTAGAACCGGCTCAAAACACAAAGCAGGTTATGAGTTTAAAGAAATAGAAGAAAATCACAAAGACGCTTTCTTAAATATCTATCAGGTTTACCTTGCCATGAATGACGGAAAAATCCCACAACCACCCGAAGTGGTAGTTTATCCCGAAGAATTGAGTTTATATGAAAAAAATTAATTATCAAAACTATAAAAGGCCATCTGACTTTATGAAATTTGAGCAAGGCGAAAACCGCATAAGGGTTGTAAGCGAAGGAGTTATTGCAATGCAACATGGTCTTAAAACGGCAAATAGATATGTGAATCTTGGGTTTTGTACGGAAAAACCGGACTGTCCTCATTGTAAAAAAGGCAATGAACCCAAAAGGGTGTGGAAGTGGATTGTGTTTGATTACGCAAATCGTGATGTAAAGCTTTTAGACGCAGGCCCAATGCTTGGAAACCAACTGTGTGAGTTCGGAGATGATCCACAAAAATTTGATGTGATTGTTACACGAAATGGAACCGGCCTTGATACAAAATACAAAGTTACAAAAGCTGTTAAAAGCGAAAGTTTTACAGACGATATTTTAGTTTCAATAAAAAACAAAAAGGCACGTTTGATTGATAAGTACTTTAAAAAAATAAGCGGTTTTTGAAGGCGGCCTGGAACAGGTTTTATGCGAGTAGAATCTGCCCTCTGGATGCCGTACTTGGCAGGGTTAGGGAAAAATTGGTTAAAGGAGCAGGCTTTTAAAACGCATATCTGCACAAACTGCGGGTATGTAGCAGACAGGGACGAGATGGCGTCCCGCAATATATTGCTTTTAGGCCTGGACAAGGCCACTGGGGAGGGTATCTCAATAGAGAGCCCTATGAACCAGGAACCCCACACCCTTTAGGGGTGGGAGGATGTCAGAAAAACTTTTCATAACTTTTCATTTCTATCACCTTCTTACCTAACCCCGCCTTTAAAGATCGCTAGAAGGTGGAGCACGGTTACTCACCATAATCTACTCTACAAAACCTTCAAAAGATAAAAATGTGTTTTTAGTAAGAAAAAAGTAAATGGATAAACTGCCAGTACAAACAAAACAACAAGCTTTTGACCTATTTGAGGATACAAGAGGCGAATTTCTTGCCCACTGCCGGTGGGTGGCTGAGCGTATTTTTAAAGAAAAAGGCCACGTCACCATCGATGATGTAAGGGAGCAAGTAACAACTCCAAAAGGTGTAGACCCCAGGGTGTATGGTGCTGTATTTAACGGAAAAGAGTGGGAAAAGGTGGGGCACACGCTGACTAAAAGAAAAACCAGCCACAGAAGGCCAATCTCAATTTTTGTCAAAAAAGGAACACCGTTTATTAGAAAACATTTAAATAATGAGTAAATATCACAAAAAATTACTATACAAGCTTTATCTGTTTGCCATGATAGTGACGGCAATATTTGCGCCGATTCGTGGATATTTAAGCAAAAGTGAAACTTTTGTAATATACGCTGAAAATCAAAACGATAGTAAACAAGACGTGGCTCAAAAGCTTGATGAGGAATTGGCACCCCGGGCGGAGGTTACCATACCAACCCCATCAAGCTTTAAGCCTACTTTTAACAATGAGGTCGAGGAGTATATCTATCAAGTGTTTGGGGATACTGGATACAAACGGGCGATGCTTCTTTTAAAAGGCAATGGCCCTGATACTTGTGCAGAAAACCGAGGCTTAAGCCCTAGCGCGGTAAATGATAATACCGCCTGGGGAGGGGTAGGGCGAGACTGGGGCATTTTTCAAGTAAATGATGTGTACCACCCCGTAGCCGAGCTTAACCTTCACACAGACTGGAAGGCTAATGTCGATTATGCCAAGCGCATGTATGATAATGACGGACAGACCTTTGGTAAACGCTGGACGTGTGGCAAGGTGTATGCAAAGGAGGGGCTGGATATATAAGGCATTTATAACAACCTAACATGATAATTATAAAAAACAGTAAAGAACTAGCCAAACTTGTAAATGAACACAATAACAATTAAAAACGACAAAGATTTTAGTAAGCTTAAAAAAAGCTATAAAGAATATACAAGATGAAAAAAGAAACCAAAATGACTAAACCAAAAGAGGAGAAGATGAGATACAAAGACAAAATACAAATACTTGGTAAAACAAGTAGGGGCTTCGGTACGAAGAAAGTTTATTTTAGTAGTTCGCATACACTTGGTAGTTGGTTTGGCGGGAAAGGCGAACAACTTATTTGGGAATTTTCTTTGGGTAAATATCGCTTTAGTATTTGGAAGAATTTATAGACAAACCAAAAGAGGAGAAGATGATAAACAAACCAAAAGAAAAAATATTAGAGGAATTAGAAAAAGCCATATGAAAAAAGAAAAAGAAGAAATGGTTAATAAAAATGCGGTTGCTAGAGTAGTTAGACTACTTCAAGAACTTATTGGTGCGGATGAAAAAACAACCTATACACTTATCAAAAAAGAGTTGGATAGTTTGGTTAAATGGCATATAGACCGAGTCCTTTCCCAAAAAAATGCTTGGAAGAAATATGAAGGTAATAAAACTTATGGGGAATTTATTAATGATAATTTAGACAAACTATGAATAATAATTTACCAATTTTAGGTTGTCCAACCTGTAACACTACTGCTGGCAGGAGTGTTTGTAGGTTTCATAGAGACATAGTTGTAAATTATTCCCATAGTGGCAGTTGGAACTTACCACATGATGGAAAATATACAACAATGCAAGACAGCTTCGAATATATGACAAAAAACTTAGTAGAAGAATACGTCAACCAAAACGGCAAACAGAAAGGTTTATTGAATTTTGGAAGGATAAGCTGGAATGAGTAAAAAAACTAAACCGCAAAAAAAAGAAATGAAGCTGCCTGTTAAGGTGGCTACGGCTAAGGCGTTAAAACAATTAGATTATAAATTAGAAGAAATTGCCGACATGCTGGGAATATCTTACAAAACAGCCTGGAGATATACAAACAAAGAAACCCCAGAAACATGGGAAAAATTTGTCCAGGATGTAAAGGTGCTTATAGATCAAAAGGAGTTAAATTTATCAGCCAAGACGCTTTCACAACTAGAACATAAGATACCACAAGCTGAGTTTAAAGAGCTTGCTGATTGGTATATAAAGCTAAAGGATTCAAGGAAGGGTCGTGTGGATACTGCCGTGCAGATAAATTTTAATAAAGTTGTAGAAAATGAACGAAAAGAATTTGGGATATAAAAAGTTTATAGAGGGTAGGCTTAAACTTGTCAACAAGGAAAGCGAGATTGCACCCTTCATATTAAATGATATACAAAATAAATATTTACTTGATGACGCTACAGGGCGAGATGTAATTTTGAAGGCAAGACAGCAAGGATTTTCTAGCCTTATCCTTGCACTTTTTACGGCAGACTTTTTGCTTAAAGAAAACCAAAGAAACGTGATCGTGGCTGATATATCAGATAATGCAACGGAACTGCTTGATCGGGTTAAGTTTTATATTAAAAGTTATGAGGATGTGGTTGGTACGCCGGTGCCGCTAAAATATAATAGCAAGTATGAGCTTTTTAACGAGGCGACTAATTCACGCTACACCATAGGAACAGCAGACAATACGGATTTTGGAAGAAGTAAAACCATTACAAACCTTCATTTTTCGGAGGCGGCATTTTATCTTCATTTTGACAAGTTAATTGCGGGCGCAATGCAAGCCGTTGTGCCTGTGGGTAGAGTTATTATTGAAACTACAGCTAATGGTTATGGTTACTTTAAAACCTTTTGGGATGAGTGCAAGCTTGGTGAGCGTAATTTCAAGCCCTTGTTTTATAAAGCAAGTGATTTTTATCCCAAAGAATTTTTGGAAGAAAAGAAAAAAGAATTACGTGAGATGTTCCCTCAAGAGTATCCAGAAACAGACACAGAGGCTTTTTTATCATCCGGTGAAATGTTTTTTAGCGCAGACGCACTAAAGTGGTATTTAGACAATGCAAGAGAGGATTATGTGGCGCAAGTATAGGGATTTTCAACCAGGTGAATTCATATTGGTGGCAGCTGATACTTCAAGCGGGCTTGGGGATTATTCAGCAGCACAATTTTTATCAAAAACAAACCTTGACGTACCGCTTGTGTATCACAGTAAAACCATAGCAACAGAGATGACCAATGCGCTTTATCCGGTCCTTGAAAAAATTAATGATATTACAGGTAAAAGACCCGTCGTTGCATATGAAAGAAATGCTGGTGGTACATTTGAAATGGACAGGCTAGCTTCAATGAACCGGTTGGGGAAGTTTGAACTTTTTAAAATGCCAACCGTGGGACGTGAGAATCCACCAGAGTCGGTACAATATGGATGGAACACAAATACAGCTACGCGCCCAGCAATGCTATCACAGCTTAAAGAGGCAATAGATAATATGGTTTTAACCATATATGATAAACCCACGATTGAAGAGTTGTATTCATTTGTGGTGGTAAGAACCACCGCCTCGGTTAAAGCCCAAGCGGAATCTGGAACGCATGACGATCTTGTAATGAGCCTTGCTATTGTTTGGCAACTTTATCAACAAGCAAACGAGCCATTAGGAGAGAAAGGAGGTTACCTGTCCTATGTCCAAAAGACAAAAAACATCCAAGACCAAGACCTCGGAATATAATTATTTAGAGGAAGCAAAGCACAATAAAGACCTTGCCCAACAATGGTTGGAAACGGTATTTCCTGAAATGTCTCAGTTTATGGATATGCTTGAAAAATTTAATATTGATATGGATGACGTTGTTGATATGGTATATAACCTGCGTGCAGTCAAAAGACATGGATATGGAAATGTGCAAATATCAGTGTTTGAGGGAAAGCTTACTAAAATTGAGAGTGTATTGAGAACAATTAAAGAAACTGAAATTAGTAAGACTTTACCAAAAGTGCGGGTATGATATAATGCATTAAGGCAAGAAAAGAACTTTCGGCCGTCCTATGTTTGGACGGTCTTTTTTTGTGGTAAATAATGGCAAAAGCAAAGAAAAATAAAAAAGAAAAAACTCAAGATTATAGTGCCCTCTTAAAAAGAGTACGCACAGCTTTTGACGAAGCAAAATCAGAGCAAAACCAGCGGGTTACTCACAAAACACAGGGCTTTGATGAGTATGACAATTTATATAGAAGCCATATAGATTCCAGTAAATGGCCTTTTAACACAAAAATTTTCATTCCTCTGGCATTTAAGTCTATTTACGGCAAGGATACACGCCTTATTACCGGAAAAGTTAAGGGAAAATTGGTTGAGGGGCAATATGGCAACCCTCTGGGGGCACGAATAGGTACGGAGCTTTTGAGCAGCCAGTATGATGAGCACGATGAGTATTTTGAAGAACCTTTGATTGCCAAGTTTTTTAGATTATCTCAAAACGCCAGGAAATATGGAGCGGGATTTGGGCTTGTGGCCTGGCGCAAAGAGGTCAAAAACGGAAAAATAGTGTTTGATGGGCCTATTTTTGAAACCCTAGACAATAGAAAATGTTACACGCAGCCTGGGGCGGTATCTATTGGTGATTCAGATTATTTTCACCTTGAGCGCGAAATTACTTTAGAGGAGCTAGAAACCATAAATGAAGTAAGTGAGGCCAATAGCGGCAAACCGGCATATATGGGTTTGGACAAGCTTCGAGGTATTAAGCAAAATACAGTAACAGACAATTACGATTCAAGAAACGCCACGCTTCGTGGGTTAGATAACAAAAGAAGCGGTTCAGGCAAGCAAACACCGTTTAGGGTTGTTACTACATACATGAGAGACAAATGGATTACGTGGCTTCCTGATGTGGGAGGAGATGATGAGGCGGGGCTTGGTTTAGTTATCCGTGTAACTAAAAACCCATATAAACATGGACTTTTACCAATTGTAAGGCTTGTCTATATTCCAATTGATGATGACATATACGGTGTTAGCGAGCTTGAGCCAGGAAGAAGTAGCCAAAAAGCAATAAACGCTCTTACCTCCGGCTTTATTGAGGCGGTAAGCACAGAGCTTTACCCGATTATGAAAGCCCACCCCACCAATATTGATTGGAAAACAATTGAGTTTAAACCTAGAGCCGCCTGGATTATGAATAATCCACAAACCGACATGGTAAGGCTTGAGGGAGCAATTACATTTACCAGAAACTTTGTAGAGGCATATAAACTACTCAATACCACGTTTAATGAGTCTATGGGCGACACAGCAGCAGATTCAAGCAATTTAGCGGCATTGGCTACAAATAAAACCGCCACAGAAATAAAAGATTTGGCTCTTCAGCGCGGATCGCGCGACAACTTAAACAAGATATTTCTAGCAGCAGCAATTCAAAAGGTTTATTCATTGTGGTGGAGTATGGATCAGCAGTTTCTGACAGACAAAAAGGTAATTAGAGTAGCGGGGCGTGACGCAATTGAGCACTTCATTGAAGAAGGGTTAAACGGGTGGGAATTAACCAGCGACGGCTATGGTTATATTGAAACTATTATGAACGAGTTGACGGAACAGGGTTACGAAGTGTCTTTTGAAGAGGTTTATGAGTTATTGCGTGAATCCGGTGCGCTTGATGAGTATGCAAAGCCATTATATCCAGTTAATATGGCCGGTGAGGTGTTACCAAAGCTTAATTTAAATGACGATGGAAAAACAGGCTTTTTAAGTGTAGACAGAAAAGACTTAACTGGTCAATATCGCTTTGTAGTTGATCTTAATACCCTGGGTGTACTAAATGAGCAAGATGAGGTGCAGGCGATGGCAACCTTTTTTGCAATGGCAGAGAAAAACAAACAGGATTTGCAAACGCAGGGATATCGGCTTAAATCCAAAGAAATCCTTGAGCTTATGGCAGACAAGTTGAAGATTAAAAATGCAGACCAATTATTTGAAGCTATTGAGCCAGAAGAACTGGCTGCACAACAGGGCATGGGAATGCCACAAATGCCTGGTGTGCAAGGTCCACAATCAATGCAACAACAAGCAACACCGAATCAATTTTTGGGGGGTGTAGGTAATGTCCAGCAAACAATCTGAAAAAAATACAGAAGAGCGTTATTTAGCTGAAATAAGGGGGTTTTTTAACTCCGATGCCTGGCGTGAATACGCCTTACCCTTAATAAATCAATCAGTACAAGGGGAACTTCCCAAGCCCAGTGAAAAAGGATGGCAAGAGCGTTATGTTTATGCTCACGCACTGGCTAGTTGTCTATCTATGCTTATAAACACATTAAGCAATTTAAGCAATAAAAAAGAATATCAAAAAGCGGTAGATAAGTTTTTGAAGGGAGCTATTGATGAAGCGTGAGGATGTAAAAAGCGTAGACGAAGCTTTTAATAAGTCAAGAGAGGGTAAAGAAGCGGTGTTAAGGCTAAATAGTGATGTTTTATACAATACCGTCGGTTGTAACCATGAGTTTATACAAAAGACAGCAACAAGTGTTGAGTGTAGAAAATGCGGTCTTGGACTTTTAGGTGTAACAGTTGAAGATTTGGCTAAAAAGAAGGTAAAAAGCCAATTATGATATAATACGTTAAGTCACCTACTAAAGAACTTAGAGGCGACGGTTACAGTTCACGATAATTCGTGGGTTGCGCCGTCGCCTTTTTTAGTGGGCAAAGACGCTAGGACGCCGCTAGTATCGGGCAGAGAGAGGGGGTGTATATACCTTTCTTAAAAATATGGACGAAAACCAAAAGGGAGTAGAGGAGAATGTCCAACCCTCAGCAGAACAACCCGCTGCAGAAGTTGAAGGATCTGAAAATGAAGCTTCGCAAGAGCCGAAACAGCAAGACCAGACACAGGACACACAGGAAAAACCTGTAGACGTTTCGGGAGACGAATTTCCTGAGGAACCGGAAAAGCAGAAGCAGGCATTCTATGCTATGCGCAAAAAAATAGAGGAGTTAGAAAGACGCGCCGAAGAGCAAGATGAGGACATTGATTTTCTCAATATTGCAAGAGGTGTCACTGAAACTCAAATCCCAAGCGGATATATAGCGCAGACACAGCAAGGACAGTTTGATGAATCTGATCCGGCAACTCAAGCTTTTTTGCAAGAGGTGCAACAGGCGAGATATGAAGCACAGGCCGCAAGACGGGAGGCACTGGCCGCCAAAGCACAACAGGAAGATTTAGAAGCTTGGTCGAAATATCCGGCACTCAATCCTAAATCAACCAACCGTGACAAAGGCTTTATCGCAGATGTACAAGCGCAGTATGTTTTAGAGCGAAACAGAGCCATTGCTACGGGCAAGAATTTACCAAGATTGGTAGATGTTGCAGACAAAGTGCAAAAAAGATACGACGAAATTCGTGCACAAGCCAAGGAACAGGGTGCAACTGAAGAGCGAGCTATCCAAGCTCAGAAGGAAGCAGCCACCATTGAGTCAAGGGGAACAACGGTGGGCACTATGAATGTAGAGCCTGACCGCGTAGAGGAGCTAAGAGCTAGGGCAAGGCGCGGCGATGAGGACGCTTTAACCGAGCTTAACAAACTTACAGACCCCTTTATCTCAAACTGGGAAGAATAATCCGTCGCTGGGAGGTGATTATTAATGGCACAATTAGCAGGAGTACACCAGACTTATATGGATACCACCCGAAGGGAGGATCTTTTGGACAGAATAGCTGACATCAGCCCTGACCAGAATTATCTTTCCACTGTTTTGGGTAATGTTCCTGTGAGTCAAACACTCCATGAGTGGACTGAATACTATCAGTCACGACCAACTTCAAACAGCGCGTCAGTAGAAGGAGATGACAACACTTTTTCTGACTTGAGCGTTCCAACAAAGAAAAACAATATCACCCAGATCATTAAAGAGGTCTTTGCGGTCTCTGAAACTGATGTTGTGGTAAATAAAGTTTCTCCTAAAGACGCTTATGCTCGTGAAATGGGTTGGGCTATGCGACGTTGGAAAAACAAACTTGAGTACGCGATCCTTCGCGGCACAAAAGCTTCTGGATCATCCGGCGTGGCTCGTGAGATGGATGGTATTAGAAACATAGTGGCAACTGATGGGCGCTATACAGCGCGCACCTCTGCCTCTTCTTTCTCTGAGCAGGAGTTTCGCGACATTATGACCGAATCTTGGAACCAGACAGACGAGTTCTTAGTTGATCTTGTTTTAATGACTGGACGCAGGAAAGGTGATGTTGCCGCATTCTTTACAACTTCTAGCCCAAGAACAATCCCAGCCGACGACAAACGGTTAGTGCAAGCTTTGGATGTTATTGAATCTGACTATGGAACCATGGTTGAGGTTCGTGCACACAAAGATATGCCAACAGACGGAAACGGAGGCGAGGTTCTGGGTATTAGAAAGAACCTTTGTAAGATTGGTTACTTGAGGCGACCAAAGCACGTACCTAATGGTGTGACAGGCGATAGCCAAAAAGGTCACATTGTGGGTGAGGCTACGGTACAAGTTGATACTGCACGCGGAATGGTACTACGCTCTTACGCAGCAACGGCGTAAGTAAATTAGTACAAATGGGGGTTAAGGTAGCTAATTGGGCCAACCCCTACCCCCTGGGGTTGGCCCGCATAATTTGAAACAATGGACGATCAATTAGTAGCAGTGAGACCAAATGGTAAGGTTTATCCAGCATGGGCATATGAGGCCGTGGAAAAACTACTTCAAAAGATTCGTAGCAAAAACATGTGGGAAGTAGTTAGTTTTTTAGTAGAGATTTATGAAAAACGTGATCCCGAGGGTACTAAAAAACGGCAAGAAGCCATGGCTCAAAGAAGAAAAAATCTTAAAAACCGTTGGGGAGCAAACAAGCGTAAAGACATGCGCCACCTTGTATCAATTCCAGCAGACCTTAAAGATTTAATGTCATTTTTTTTAACAGACTTTGATAATGTGGATTTTTGGAGGCAATTTGCAAAACGCTATCCTCAATATAGTGTGCCGGAAAGGGAAAACATATGAGCAAACTTGCGCTCAATATGATTGTTAAAGATGATACGGAAAAAGAGCTTTTAGTTCGTTGTTTAAATTCAATAGCTAAATACGTTGACGGTATATTTGTAACCACTACCAACAAGCCTGACACTCAAATTAAAAAAATAATTAAAAACTATGGAGGAGTTACTAGTTTTTATAAATGGGACAAAAGCTTTGAGAAGGCAAGAAACTACGCTTTAAAACAAGTACCTGAGGAGTATGATTACATTGTCTGGTGTGACACGGATGATATATGGCAAAACGCTGAGCTTCTACCTGAAATGGTTAAGGTGATGGATGCGCAAAAACTTACTTCAATATTTTTTGACTACAACTATCAAATTAACCCACAAACCGGAAAGGTTGAGATTGTTCATCCTAGAGAACGTATAGTTAGACGCGGATATTATGAATGGAAAGGGCACCTTCACGAAACGTTAATTCCAACTAGAGAAGCAAATAATGGCTATTTTAAAGACGTTAAGGTAAATCATTTTCCACCCAAGGAGTCATTTGAGCGCAACAATACCAGAAATCTTGAGATACTTGAGGAAACTTACAAAAACGAGGGTGACAAGCACGACCCACGAACTGAATACTACCTAGCTCGTAACTATTTTGATGTAGAGGATTACGACAAAGCATACAAGATTTTTAAAGATTATTTAAAGCACTCTGGTTGGGATGAGGAGCGTTGTTTAGCCCGTAACTATATGGGGCTTATTAAGTTGTTTGAGGGTGACACAAAAGGTGCAGAGGAAGAATTTTTAAGGGCACTGGGTGAGTTTAAGCGTATTAGAACTGTTTATATCAACCTCGCCTACACTCTAGCCTTGCAGGAAAAGTATGATGATGCTGAGGTGTATGCGCGCATATTTGTACAAATGCCTGAGCACAAAAGCGGAATTGTCCAAGTACCTATAGATGACGAGATTCATTACTTTGAAACGATGTATATGATTGCTATGGGAAGAAAAAAGACCAAGCTTGCAATTGAGGCTTTGGAGGAGCTTGTGAAGATTGTACCGCAAAGCGAGGAGTTCAAAACCAAACTTATGGGGGCAAAAAGGCTGGAGGAGCTTATAGAGGCAACCCGTGCAGTTGAAACGTTGCAAAAGGAACTTCTCAAAACAAATGAACTTGAAAAGATTAGCACCCTACTTAATGCTCTGCCTTCTTCAATTGAAGGCAATGCTTATGTTGAGCAAATAAGACAAAAGTTTAACCCACCCAAAAACTGGAATGATAAATCTATTGTTATCTGGGCAGGGCGTAGTTTTGAGGAGTGGTCGCCTGATAGCCTTAAGACCGGTCTTGGGGGAAGCGAAACGGCAATTGTGCAATTGGCCAAGAATTGGAGGGCAATGGGTTACAACGTTACCGTATATGGAAATCCAGGGGCGATTGAGGGTGATTATGGAGGCGTTGAGTATCTTAATTTTTACAGGTTTAATAGAAACGACAACTTTAACACGCTTATTATTTGGAGAGCACCGTGGGAGCTTGATAATAAGTGGAGCGCAAAAAGGGTATTATTGGACCTTCACGACGTACCAAATCCTAAAGAATTTACACCCGAAAGGCTTAAAAACGTGGATAAGATCATGGTTAAGTCACGCTACCACAGAAATTTAATACCCCATGTACCAGATGAGAAGATTGAAATTATCACAAACGGAGTTGATAAGCGTTTTATTAAGATTAAGGGGACGCGCGATCCTTATAAATTGATATATGCCTCAAGTTATGACAGGGGGCTTTTTTGGATGCTTCATTGGGGTTGGCCGATTATTAAACGTGAGATACCGGAAGCCACACTTGATATTTATTACGGTTGGAATTTATTTGACACAGTTCACAGGGGAAACCCTGAGCGTATGAAGTGGAAAGAGGAGCTGGTGCATATGATGAATCAAAAAGGGGTAACTGAACACGGCAGGATTGGGCACAAGGAGCTTCTTAAAAAGAAGGCTGAGGCTTCAATACACTACTATGCTACTGACTTTGAGGAGATTGATTGTATTTCGGTTCGTGAATCTGCTTTGGTGGGTTGCGTGCCCGTAATGACAGATTACGCAGCCCTAAAAGAAAAAGACTATGGCGTGCGTGTTAAGGGTGATCCAAATGCCCGCGAAACCCAAGAAGCGGTTGCCCGTGAGATTGTGCGACTCATTAAATCCGGTGAAGTTGAAAAGCTAAGAGCCGATTGCCAAAAGAAAGCTAAAAAGGAAACGTGGGGTGAAATAGCAAAACAATGGGTAAAAGTAATGTAGTGTTGGCTATTCTATTGCCAACCAGAAATAGGTCGCACAAAATTAAACCTTTGGTTGAGAATATTAAAGCTACCACAAAGACTCCGTACAGGCTATATTTTGCGATCTGTGACGAGAGTACAAAAAAAGTGTGCGACGATAATGGATATCACTATATCGAAAGCATGCTCGATACTTATTACAAAAAGATTAACGAGCTTTACCGGCTAACCACGGAAGAATATATGTTTACAGCCTCGGATGACTATTTGTTTTACGATGGGTGGGACACAAAAGCCTTGAGGCACGACAAGGGGCTTGTTGGTGTAAACGATGTTCACCACGCGCTTTATCCGCCGGAGTATCCGTTCGGAGAAAAAAGTGGCTCAGCATTTATTGTTAAAAGAAGTCTTGCCGACAAGCTAGGGGAGATTTTCCACGAGGGCTATCGCCATGCCTGGGGGGATGTAGAGCTTATTAAAAGAGCCGGTGGGGAGTTTGTATATGAACCTAAGTCAGTTGTTGAGCATATGCATTGGAAGTTTGGCCTTTCAGATCATGATAGCACTTATATTGAACACGAAGAAGAAGGCGGGTCGGACTATGAGCTATATATCAAAAGAAATGGTTGATATATTTATACCCACATACAAAAGAGCGCGAAAGATTGGAGTACTTATGGAAAATGTTAAAAATTCCACAAACATAATTAATAAGGTTTGGTTCATATTGGAAAGGGATGACAAAGAAAGCATAGATGTAGCACAAAAGCTTGGTGTCAACATCATATTCGACGGTGGCAGTTACGCCACGGCAATAAATACAGCGTTTACAAAAACAAACAATGAAAGATTTTTTATCGGAGCGGATGATGTAGTCTTTCACGACGGATGGCTTGAAGCGGGAATGTCGCGACAAGAGGGTGTTGTGGTTGCAAACGATATGCACAGCCAATCGGTTATGAAGGGTGAAGCCGGTACATTCTTTTTGGTTAAAAGAGAATACATTGAAACCTGGGGAGGTTGTGTAGACCGGCAATATCCTGTTCTATACCCATACAAGCACAACTTCACCGATACCGAGTTTTATGAAACCGCAAAAGCAAGGGGGGTATTGGCATACGAGCCTAAAATGATTGTTGAGCACATCCACTGGATTTATAATTTATCGCCAAACGACGAAACATACGAAAAGGGAAAAAAGTATTTTAAAGAGGATGAGGAGCTTTACAACAATAGGAGGGAAAAATGGTTGCACTAACCGTTGGCACTTTTGATTTACCCCACTTTGGACATGGCAATATATTCAAGTGGTGCAAAATATTATCAAACGGTGGCAGGGTTGTTGTATCACTTAATACTGACGAGTTTGTTAAAAGTTACAAGGGAAGTTTGCCTGTTATGGATTATGAGGCAAGAGCCAAAACAATACTTGCCTTTAAATATGTGGATGAGGTTGTCCCTAATTTTGGCGATGAGAACGGAAAGGCCGTGATAGACGCGGTAAGGCCAGACCTTTTGGTTATCGGTTCTGATTGGGCTAAAAAGGATTACTACACCCAAATGCAATTCACCCAAGATTGGTTGGATGAGAGAGGAATTGTGCTTTGCTATGTACCCTATACCAAGGGTATTAGTACCAGCCTTATCAAGGAAAAGCTATGAAAGTAGGAGTAATAACACCAGCATATAACGAGGAGCGCTTTATTGGGGCTTGTATAGACCAGTTTAGGGGGTTTGAGGTGGAGCATTTGGTGCTTGTAAGTAAAAAGCCGTGGGCCGGTGAGGCTTTGACTCCTGATGGAACCGAGCGGATAGCAAGACAAAAAGGGGCAACTGTTATGGTTGATAATTTTCCACCGGATGAGGGACAGCGACACGTTGGGCTTGAGTATTTTGAGAAAAAAGGGTTTGACTGGTGCCTTATTGTTGATGCTGATGAGTTTTATACAAAGGTAGATATTGAAAAAATACTTAAGTATTTGAAAAAAGCAGACAAAGATGTTTACAAAAGCGAGCGTATGTATGTGTATTTTAAAGATCCAGACTATATAGCCTTACGCTATGACGGCCACCACGGTCCGCCGGTTATTGCTATGCGACCCCACGTGCGTTTTAGGCACATTAGAGATATTGACTATCCTGATTATTTTATACCCGAAACTACGCTTTACCATTTAAGTTATATACGCACAAATGAGGAGCTACTTAAAAAGATTGGCTCATGGGGACATAGCCATGAGATTACCCCAGGGTGGTATGAGAATGTATGGCTTAAGTGGACTCCTGAGATGATGAACTTCCACCCGACTGAGCCTAATATTTTTTATAAAAGTGTGGTTGAGGTGTTGCCGTATGAAATTCGCAGACGACTTAAATTCTGACCAGTATATACCACCACTAATGGCGGTTATTAAAAAACTAAAACCCAAAACAGGGCTTGAAATAGGCTTTTGTTGGGGTATGAGCGCTTATGCTTATCTTGAGGCGTGTAAAGGTAATTTGTTGTCTATTGATCTGGATGATGAAAAGGATAAAGCGGATTTGTTTAAAAAAAGATATGGCGACAGGTGGAACATTTTATACGGCAGAAGCCCTTATGTGCTTAAGGGACTGGATAAGTATGATTGGGTATATGTGGACGGCGACCATTCATACGAAAGCGCAAGGGCTGACCTTGAAGGAGTATTACCACTAAGTAAAAGTGTTATTGCCTGTGATGATTATGGAAATCCTTTTGGTGTAACACAGGCAGTTGATGAGTTTTGTGAGAAACATGGATTTACCATTAAACCAATTGAGGGACACAATAATGGAGCAGTTTTAATAATTAAGACAATAAGCGGGAAATCCCACCTGCTTTAGCGGTGGGATGAAAGCGTCTAATTGTACATTGACAATATAATTATCAGTTGATAAAATAGTAGTATGCAACTGGTAAGAGAGGCTAAAATCTATTCATCCAAAAAACAACTTGTTGAAATAGAAAGATTGTTGGAGGAGTCGAGAAATCTTTATAACTATTGTTTGGAGATGAAAATAAAGGAATATAAAGAGAAAAATAAAACACTTTCAAGATTTGACCTGCAAAAGAAAGTAAAAGAATATGGAGATATGCCCGCCTCCTTGCGTCAGATGGTAGTGTATCGGCTCAACAATGCTTATGAACATTTTTTTAGAAGGGGGGGCTTCCCACGATTTAAGAGTAAAAACAGATACAGGAGCATACCACTTAGACAATACGGAACGGATTATAAGATAGATGGTAAATATCTCATAGCGTGGAAAAAATATGGACTTAATGGCATAAAAACCAGAGGGTTGCAGAAGCTAAACAATCCCAAAACGGCAAGACTCGTAAAAAGAGCAAGCGGGTGGTATTTACAGGTAATTGATGAAATATCCGAAGCCAAACCGAAAAGAGTAAAGAAAGTGGTGGGAATAGATTTTGGGCTAAAACATTTTATTGTTGATACTGATGGAAACAAAATAAAGCCACCAAAATTCTTTAGAAAAACCGAAAAGAAACTAGCAGTCCAACAAAGATTGCTTTCAAAAAAGAAAAGGGGTGGAAAGAATAGAGAAAAATCAAGACAGCTGGTAGCTAAGACACACGAAAAAATAGCTAACCAAAGAAAGGATTTTCTGCACAAACTAAGTTATAAATATGCGAGTAATTATGATTTAGTTTGCGTAGAAGATTTGAATATCAAGGGAATGACAAAAAATAAACATCTTGCAAAAAGTATTTATGACGCCAGTTGGGGGGTATTTACCAATATGGCTTCTTACAAGCTGCGAATGCTTGGAGGTCATTTGGTGAAAGTCAATCCTCGCTATACTACACAAAAATGCAGTAACTGCGGGGAATTGATACAAAAATCCCTAAGCGTCAGAACGCATATCTGCACAAACTGCGGGTATGTAGCAGACAGGGACGAGATGGCGTCCCGCAATATATTGCTTTTAGGCC